GATTGGCCCGCTGGATGTTTACCTGATGATCCTCATTGGAAAGATATCTGGACTCATAATGTACGTTTTGCAACACTTACTGAAAATTTAGCAAGCGACTTTAGTAATGTAAGTTATACCTGTCACGAAGTAAACAAAGCAGAAGAAGATGTTTGGCTTGTTTATCCATGGGAAAATGTAGGAGAATATTAATGATAGAAAAGCAGTTTATCTTTCCAACACAAGTTTTTAGAGCTGTGTATGATAAGTCACAAGAACTACAAAGAGCAGTTATGCCATTGCTTTTAGAAAAAGAAAAGAAAGATAATTCTCCTGTAAGATATACTGCAAACGGTTATACTTCATATGGTGCTGAAAATATTTTGACTACGGCAGGCTTTGAAGATTTAAAAAACTTTATCGATTCAGCAGTACAAGAATGTCACAAAGAAACTAAACTACAAAATACTCCTTTACTTAAAAGCAGTTGGTTTAGTATCAATCGTAAATACACTTATCACGAAGAACACAATCATCTTCCAGATACATGGAGTGGAGTATATTATATTCAAGCAGATCAAGATCATCCAGGACTAACGTTAGTTAATCCTAATATGAAAGCTAATTGGCCGAGAGTAAACGTTTCTGAACTTAATGAAACAAACTCACCTAACGTAACTTGTGCGGCAATGACAGGAAGTTTGATTATCTTTCCAAGTCATTTGCATCATAAAGTTGAACAACAGATGGTAGATAAAGAAAGAATTATGGTGGCATTTAATTATGGATTCTAAACCTTGGACAGATGTTTTAGTTGACTCAAAAGAGTTTACAGTTTATAAAGATGGGTATCCAGTTACTGAAGGACACATTCTCTTTGTTCCTAAAGATGAAAACTGGCAGGGCCTTACTAAATGTTTTGAAGCCGCATACAAATGGGGCTACGACTGGATTGAACGCGGATATTGTGATGCGTTTAATATTGGACAGAACGTTGGAGAAGCGGCAGGACAAACTGTTATGTATCCACACGTTCATTTAATTCCTAGACGCAATGGCGACATGGAAGACCCACGCGGCGGCGTAAGACACGTAATCCCTGCAAAGGGAAACTATAAACAGAAGGAGGCTTATGTTGAAGGAAGTAATGATTAGTGCGGCAAGGAAACATGCAGAAGCAGAGATTGAATTGCACAAAGCCAATATCGAAGTCTATATGAGTAAGGTAGTTGGTATCGGAGAACATTCTGATATTATCGAAACTATTCAAAAGGAATTAGATAAAATGGCTATGGCACACGATAGACTTGAAATGCTCGACAAATATTTTAATGGGTAGAACTTTATTCATCGGCGATAGTCATGCACACGGATATTACGAAGTTGGTAATACTATTTCTGCTTGGCAGGATAATAATTATGCAGAAATATATGCCGATGAAAACAATAAACAGGTTGTAATCTACAGCCAACCGGGCGGGTGTAATAGAAAATACCCTGCCTGGTTGAAATCCATGCTAGATAGATATGATGACATTGATGAAGTGTTTATACAATCTACATACTGGAACAGGTTTTTACTTTCTTGTTCTCGTAACTTAGATGTAGGTGAAACTACAGATGTTGATCTTTACTTAGATAATGATCAACCAAAAGATGAAAAGATAGAAAGATATACAGATCATCGTGTAACTGAAAATTACATTGAGATGATCGATCAAGTAAGAAAAGAAAACTACGAAGAATTCAAAGGCTTCTTTTTTGACGATATGAAAGTACAAGCAGACTTTAAGCCCTTTCATGAAAAGTATATCTATACAAAACTTTGGCACGAGCTAGTAACTCCTTTGCAATATAGAGATTACTGCTTAGACTTATTAGCAATTGATACTATGTGTGCCAGACGTGATATTAAATGGTATCAATGGTCAATTAACAACAGAGTATTCGTACCGGACAATGTACACTTGTATGGCGAGTGGTTAGTTGGCAAAAGAGCAACATCATCTGCAGAAGGATATTTGCAATTATCAAAAGCAATAAACATTGAAACAGATGAGCATAGGATAGATGGTGAGCATTATACAAAGCAAATACATGAATTAATTGCAAAAGATTACCTAAATAACGTAAAAAATGCTTGACATTGACCTAAATAAAGTGTATAATAACAACATAATAGACATCCTCGTCTATAACTCGGAGAATGGAACATGGGAAAAAGTGAACAAATTATTGCAAGATTAGAGCAAGAAGGCATCCGCTATTGGGCAGGTGACAATATTTCTGATGTGTTGCAAGAAGGTGATAAAGAACAGTTAATCGAAGAGGCAACTGTAGCATTTGAAAATGTGCTAGATAAACTTGTAATTGACAGGCATAATGATCCTAATAGTATGGATACTGGTAGACGCCTAGCTAAAATGTATTTCAATGAAATTATGGCAGGTAGATATGATCCAATGCCTAATGCAACGGCATTTCCTAATCATGTACAAGATGGTTACAAAGGTATGCTTGTTGTAAGAAGTGAAATTAAAAGTATGTGTTCGCATCATCATCAACCAGTAAACGGTGTAGCATATATTGGTATTATTGCCGCAGAAACACTTATTGGACTTTCTAAGTATACACGTATTGCACAATGGTGTGCTAGACGTGGTACACTACAAGAAGAACTTAATAATGTTATTGCTAATGAGATACAAAAAGCAACTGGTAGTTCTAATGTTGGTGTATATTTACAAGCAACACATGGTTGTTGTGAAAACAGAGGCATCAGTGCTCATAGTAGTTTAACACAGACAACTGTACTTCGTGGTGCGTTTAATGAAGACATGGGTACAAAGAAAGAGTTTATGGATAACATTAAACTACAACAGGAGTTTGCTTGTGGAAAATAATAGTAAAGAAAAACAACTTAGATATTCAGAAGCATTTTATAGTGTGCAAGGTGAAGGTAGATATGTAGGTGTACCTAGTGTGTTCTTACGTACTTTCGGTTGTAACTTCCGTTGTATGAATTTTGGTACAGATGAGAAACGTGATCGTTGGGAACAACACAAGGACGGCAAAAAACATAATGCAGAAGTCAAAGCATTGATTGATGCTGGTGTACATAAGACTACAAAAGAGTTTAATGATTTGCCTATTATACACACAGGTTGTGATACATATGCAAGTATCTATCCTGAGTTTAAACATTTTAATAAACTAGCAGGCGTAGATGCAGTAGTAGAACATTTACTATCACTGACTCCTGAAGGCAAATGGACTATGGATAATGGTCAAGATATTCATCTTATTATGACAGGTGGAGAGCCGTTACTTGCGTGGCAAAAGCTCTACATTGATTTATTTGAACATCCACGCATGAAGGATTTAAAAAATGTTACGTTTGAAACAAACACTACACAACGTCTACACGAAGACTTCTTCGATTATCTCGCAGGCAACGAAAGAATTACAGTCACGTGGTCATGTTCCCCAAAACTTTCAGTTTCAGGAGAACCTTGGGACACTGCTATTAAACCTGATGTCGCTAGTCAGTATAGCCGTGTTAACGGTAGTGACATTTATCTCAAGTTTGTTGTCGCTACTAATGACGATTTTGATGAAGTTACTAGAGCTGTTCAAGAGTATAGGGGCGCCGGGCTCGAGTGTCCAGTATATCTTATGCCGCTTGGGGGACGTTCGGAAGAATATAGTCTCAATGTTAAAGATGTCGCCGAAGCATGTATGGAGCGAGGTTGGCGCTTCACACCAAGACTCCACATTAGCCTATTCGGAAATGCCTGGGGAACTTGATATGGTTGAAGATGCAAAACAATCTCCTGTATTTGAAAAAGGCTATCCAAATTATGATGCAGTTAACAGAGATGACAACGTTAATTACAAAAACAAACAACACGAGAAAGCAATGAAGGCTACTGTAGATCCTTCAGAGGCTATTAGAAAGGCAGGATGGTAATGGACTGGAATAAAGTTAAAAAGGCCATTGGAATACAACCTAAGATCATGGAGAAACAAGCTATTAAAACTCCAGAAGAAATAAGACGAGAAGCTCTTGCAAATGAAAAAGCTCTTGCATCAGAAAAAGGTGAACCGTGGGTAGGTGTATTAGATACACAGGTAAATCCAGATAATATAAAGAACGGTTTCTTTGAACTTGATTGGAATAATGAATTTATTGAACAATTAATTGATGCAGGATATCAAGGTGAAGAACCAGAGCAGATTGTAGACGCATGGTTCAGAACTATTGCAATGCAAGTTTTGGATGAACAAGGGGTTGACAAAGATAGAAATATCGGCTATATTAATACTAGTAAGATTGACAAAAACAAAAGTGAAGTAAAATGACATATATTCTAGTAGACACTGCAAATACATTCTTCCGTGCAAGACACGTTGTAAGAGGCGATCTCGATACAAAGATAGGCATGGCTTTCCATATTACACTGAGTAGTATCAAGAAAGCATGGTCAGACTTTGATGGTGCTCATGTTGTGTTCTGCTTAGAAGGACGCAGTTGGCGTAAAGACTTTTACGAGCCTTACAAGAGAAATAGAAGCGAAGCTCGTGCCGCACAAACACAGGCACAACAAGATGAAGATACAGTGTTCTGGGAAATGTTTGATGAGTGGAAAGACTTTGTAAGTACAAAGACAAACTGTTCTGTTCTACAACATCCTGAACTAGAAGCAGATGATCTTATTGCAGGTTGGATACAAGCACATCCTAATGATAATCATGTTATTATTAGTACAGATGGTGACTTTGCACAACTCATTGCACCTAATGTAAAACAATACAACGGTGTTAGCAATACAATAATTACACACGAAGGTTACTTTGACGATAAGAAAAAGAAGCCTGTGCTTGATAAAAAGACAGGAGAACCTAAGCCTGCACCTAATCCACAATTTATGTTGTTTGAGAAGTGTATGCGAGGTGACACAAGTGACAATGTGTTTAGTGCTTATCCTGGTGTAAGAACAAAAGGCACTAAGAACAAAGTCGGACTAATTGAAGCATTTGAAGATAGAGAGTCGAAAGGCTTCAATTGGAATAACATGATGCTACAACGCTGGACTGATCATGAAGGTGTAGAACATCGTGTATTAGATGACTATCAACGTAATGTAGTACTATGTGATTTGTCTGCACAACCCGGCAACATTAGAAGTATAATCAATGATGTAGTTGAAGAAGCTATGACACCTAAAGAAGTTACACAGGTAGGTATGCGACTAATGAAGTTTTGTGCAAAACATGATATGCAACGTATTGCAGATAACATTCAACTTTATGCTGATCCGCTAAATGCGAGATATACATAATGGAGGTAAAAATGACGATAAAGGCAAAACCAATACTAAAAAATAAATTTTGGATTGTTGAGAAAGATGGTGAAAGAATTGGTACACTATCTAAACAAGAAGATAAAAGATATATGTATAGTTGTTCTACAGGCACAGATTATTTTACAGATATAAAGGCTTTTAATAATTATATCGGCGGACTAAGTTTTGATAAAGCAAGTATTTCGGATGGTAGTAATGCTGTCAAAGAGATACACGGTTTTTCAACATCTAGTACTCCTTATAATGTAATGTACAATGTACAAAAGAAATTACCGCTTTTTACTAAAAGTAAAAAATCTAAGAGCTTGTATGCGGCAGGCTATTACATTATTCATTTTGATAAAGGTTGGGTAAGAAGTTTTTGTCCTAAATTAGTAACACTTGAAAAGTATGATTACAAAGGTCCTTTCAAAACTGAATTTACTATGAGACAGGAATTATCTGATGCAAACAAACGAACCAATTAATACAATACCGATTCAGCAATTAATACAAATTATAAAGACTGCTGAAAACACTAATCAAAAAGAGATTAGAATTCCATTGACACAAGCAAAAGCTCTTGCTTATGCTTTAGGCACAGTCATGGCTAATCATCAAGGTAGACTTGAAAAACTTATTATTGATAACAAGTCATCTCCCGACGATGAAGTAGTTACAGTAACTATGGACGGCGGGAGTGATTGGAAATGAAGTGGTTTATCGTAGTTTTATTTCTTCTTGATCCAAATGCTGATATCACTGCTGATAGAGATATCTATATTTTTACTGACCCAACATTTGAGACTCTAGAACAATGTCAATCTGATGTAGTTGACCCAGCAGTATACCCTGCTTTAGTACAGAAACTATTGCTAGAATATAGGTATCCTAGAAAAATACAAAATGTATTTTGTGTAAGCGAAAAAGAACTAAAACAAATACTAGGTGCTTTAACGGCAAAACAAGTAAAATACTAGTACTTTTCTACTAAAAAAAGATAAATATATGCGTAGTTAATTAAAAGGATTACGCATATGAGTAGACCAAAACCAACAATTATTTTAGAGAATGTTGACAAAGCATCTTACAAGTGTGAGCAAGTTTTGCAAGCAGAAGCCATATGGGCAGTGTTCTATAAAGGCGCTCCGTTCAATCTAAAAACATCAAACGCAATAACGAATTATCCAGGTCCTAAGTATAAGAAAGTATCTTTCTCTAATCCAGGACATGCACACAATCTAGCAAAGAAACTTAATGATCTTTTCAAAAGCGAAGACTTCGCTGTGTTCAAACTTACATCGGGCGAACTGGTTACAGATGAATGAACTGGAAAGAAACATACACTAAGATCTTTTTAAAGCAATCCGATATAGCTGTGAGTGATGCTAATATCAAGCAGTATATGTCTGACTGGTGGCAAAATACAAGAGGTAAAACAGAAGGTGGACTAAGGCTTACAGAAGACGGCTTTGACTTCTTACAAGAAAACCTAGATATACAGATGTATGAGATACCATTTCCTAGAGATTTTAAATTTACGACACAAACATACATATTTTTAGATCAATTTATAACCTGTCCATACTATCTAACTAATCGTAGTATATGGGTTACAGACGAAAAAAAGAGCATGGAACTGCATCTTTTCAGTGGAGATCTACGCAAATACGGTCTTACAAAAGCAATGAAAAGACACGAGTAACACATACTAACACCCCAGAAAAGCGTTAAACGGCATTTAAGAGCCATTTAGACACCAAAATACTGCATTTTAGGCGCCTTAAATGGTGGTGAAATCTTTGGCTATCTTTGTAATAAAAGTAAATAATTTGTCCAAAATAGGTTGACCTTTGACTATTATGGTGCTATTATATATACATACTTAGAAATAAGTAAGGCACTGAAAAAAATGAAAGAGGAATATACAATGGAAACATCCGCACTACGTACAGTCTCGCCCAATGGCGCTAAGAAAAGCATTATGCGAGCATTCAAAAAGAAACGTCCTATTTTTATGTGGGGACCTCCAGGCATTGGTAAATCTGATGTTGTTGGACAGATTACAGAATCGCTTAAGAATTCACATTTGATTGACATTCGTTTGTCACTTTGGGAACCTACAGATATTAAAGGTATTCCATATTATGCGGCCAACGATAATGTGATGGCTTGGGCACCACCGCAAGAACTTCCAACAGAAGAATTTGCGAAGCAGTTTGATTATATCGTTTTGTTCTTAGACGAAATGAATTCTGCGGCACCGGCAGTACAAGCGGCGGCTTACCAACTTATTCTTAACAGACGTATTGGACAATACAAACTGCCCGATAACGTTCTTATTGTAGCGGCTGGTAACAGAGAAGCTGACAAAGGTGTTACTTATAGAATGCCTGCTCCGTTAGCAAACAGATTTGTTCACTTAGAACTTGCAGTTGATTTTGATGACTGGATGCAGTGGGCAACTGAAAACCATATACATCCTGATGTTGTTGGTTATTTGAATTTTAGCAAAAAAGACTTGTATGACTTTGATCCTAAAAGTCCAAGTCGTTCGTTTGCTACACCTCGTTCTTGGTCATTTGTATCTGAACTTATTGAAGATGATGATGACGAGAATACCACTACCGATTTGGTAAGTGGTTCTGTCGGCGAAGGACTTGCCGTTAAGTTTATGGCGCATCGTAAGGTTGCTTCGAAACTTCCTGACCCTACTGAAATACTTGAAGGTAAGGTTGAGAAGTGTGAAACTAAAGAAATCAGTGCCATGTATTCCTTGACTGTTTCACTTTGCTATGAACTTAAAGATGCTTGCGATAAAAACGATAAGAAGTTTGACGACAAAGTAAACAACTTCCTACGTTTTGCAATGGATAATTTTGATACTGAATTGGTTGTCATGGGTATCAAACTTGCTCTTACACAATACTCACTTCCAATCGATCCAGATGAAGTTGAGTGTTTTGATGAGTTCCATGAGCGTTTTGGTAAGTATATTTCAGCCGCACAGAGCGCCTAAGGCGCAGTGGTATTGGGTAAGGCAACGGCTTTTGCTGGTAAGACCTTACCCAATATTTCACCAAAATAGTTGACTTATGACATTAAATATAGTATACTGTAAGAACAATAAGGCACTGAAGGAGTACAAATTATGGGCATAGAAACAAAAGGTTTTCAACCAAATCCAGACATTACAAAAGAAGAACTAGAAGCTATGAGAATTGATGTAGCTGATAGAATTATTGTAGCACGAGTTGGTTTGCTCCTTAGACATCCATTCTTCGGTAATATGGCTACAAGGCTTATTGTTAAACATTGTGATGATTGGTGTCCTACTGCCGCTACAGATGGCAGACACCTATATTACAACACACAATTTTTTAATGCACTTTCAAACAAAGAAATAGAATTTGTAATCGCACACGAAATATTGCATTGTGTATTTGATCATATCGTAAGACGAGAAGATCGTATTCCTATTCTACACAACATCGCGTGTGATTACATCGTAAACAATACACTGGTACGTGACCGTATTGGTGAGATGGTGAAACTTGTTCAGTGTTATCAAGACTTCAAATATGACGGTTGGGCAAGTGAAGCAGTATATGATGACTTGTTCAAGAAGGCAGAGGAAAAAGGTCAAGAGTATTTGAAGCAATTAGGTGATTTGCTTGATGAACATGTTGATTGGGAAGAAGCTCCAGATAATGAAAACAATAAAAAAAGTGCGAATGGTAAGGGCGGAGAAAATCAACGTCCTACTTACACTAAAGAAGAACTTAAAAAGATTAGAGACGAAATTAAAGAAAACATGATTAGTTCTGCACAGGCGGCTGGTGCTGGCAACACACCTGCAGAAGTGCAACGTATTATTAAAGAACTAACAGAACCTAAAATGAATTGGCGTGAACTATTGCGTCAGCAGATACAATCAACAATTAGAAACGATTATACATTTAGCCGTCCTTCACGTAAAGGCTGGCATACAGGTGCAGTTCTTCCTGGTATGAACTTTATGGACACTATTGATGTTGCTATTGGTTTAGATATGAGCGGATCAATTGGTGATCATCAGGCAAAAGACTTTTTAGGTGAAATCAAAGGCATTATGGAAGAATACAAAGACTACAATATTAAGTTGTGGACTTTTGATACCGCAGTATATAATGAAGCTGATTTCAGTGCAGATGGTGGTGAAGATTTACTTGACTATGATATCCAAGGCGGTGGCGGCACTGACTTTGAATGTTGTTGGGAATATATGAAAGAACATAATATAACACCTAAGAAATTTATTATGTTTACAGATGGATATCCTTTTGGTAGTTGGGGTGATGCAGATTATTGTGAAACTGTTTTCATTATACATGGTCACCATGATAAAAACACAAAGGCTCCATTTGGTGTAACTGCCCATTACGAGGAGGCGGCTTGATCGCAAATAAAATTACAGCTCAAGACTTTTTTGAGATAAGGAGGCTTAAATTTGAGCCACCTCATCTTGCTACGATTGACTTACCGCATACCTATAATATGGAAAGTGCAATTAGTAAGTGGATTGAATCTAATCTTAAAAAACGGTATTTTCTTAAAAAAGCAGTTAGTTTGACCAAAGAAAATAAAATAGAATCAGTGCTAAGAGCCGGATTTGAAGATCCAAAAGAACTATCATATTTCGTTTTGGCGTGTCCACATTTGAAATACAAGTAAATATAAAGTACATATATAATACATAAGGAGTGAATAATATGTCAGAAGAAACTAAAACAGCAGAAGCTCAAGCGGCCCCAGCAGGTGAAGCACCAAACGCAGGTGTATCAACTGCACCCGTTGAACTTACTGTTCAAGATCTTGGAGTACTAAGATCAATTATTGATGTTGCATCACAAAGAGGTGCATTCAAAGCCAACGAAATGGAAGCAGTTGGTAAAACATTTAACAAACTTGATGCTTTCCTACAGACAGTTCAAAAAGCTGAAGAAGAAGCTAAAAAGACTAAAGAAGGAACTGCTCCAGCGGAAGCACCTAAAGGAGACAAGTAATGGCCGAAATTAAACACGTAGGCAGATTAAAAAGTAACCAACGTAAGGTTGTAGTTGCATATAGAGTTGTTCCAGGTGAGAGTCCTCCAGAGAACGCACTAGTAATTGACACTGCTACTTTAAGTGATGCCGATCATGATACGTTGATTAAAACAGTTGAAAGTAATTCAGCTCAGACAGCATTTGAATTTGCTGAAGTAATGGCTAGAACACAACTAAGCGATGGTGCTAATATGTTAGCTAGATTTCACTCAACTGGCAAACTACAGTTAACCAAAATGGCTGACGTTGAAATGACACCAAACACTGCAACACAGATTGGTTTAGATGAACTAAACAAAATCATTGCAGAACAAAAAGGTGTTACTATTGCAGATTTAGCATTGAAAGATCCTAACGAACCTGCACCAGGTACAACCATAACCGAAGCTGGTAGTGTTAGCGAAATTCCAAAGCCTGCTGATAAAAACGTAGTAGCTGAAGCAAAAGCCGCTAATTTACAAGCACCAACAAACGGTGTATTATCAGATGCTGATTTGGCCGCGAAATATCGTTCAGACGCAGATAGATTGTATAAAGAAGCTAAAGCACTTAGGGCTCAAGCAGAAGAGCTTGTTCCTACTGTTAAGAAGAAGACAAGTGCCAAAACAACTGCCTGATGATGTAATTAGACATTGGCCTGAAGTTTTTCGTGACATAGACATTCAAACTATTCCCATAAATTACCTTCAATCTATTAGAGTTGAATTTAGAGAAGGCAAGATATGGGAAATAGATTGTAATGCAAAACGCAGTACTGGCGCTAACTTAGATGATACTATAGCAGAGCTCTTTAACGAATATGGTAAAGATATAAAGCATGTAGATTTTAGGCTTAATACAGCCAAAGTAAAGCGTGATATACAGAAAAAAACAAAGGCTTTTTTAAAGAATCCAACAAAAAAGAAAAAGTAAGTTTATCATTGTTTTGATATAAATACATATAACAATGAATTAGGAGCATTACATGGGTACTTTACGAATCAAACGAGGCACTAAGACAGCATTACAATCCAATCCAGGATATGTGCCTGCTGAAGGTGAACTTGTTTATACCACTGACACAAAAGAAGTATTTGTAGGAGACGGGGCTTTAACAGGTGGAACTCCAGTATCTGTATCAACACAGAATTTAGAAGATTTAGGTAACGTGCAGGCTTTGGCCGCACAAAATGATCAAATACTTGTATACAACGGATCACAATGGGCCGCTACAGACAATCCAGCTGTAGACGTAAGAGGTAACATTTATGGTGATGATTCAACGCTCCTAGTTGACGCAATCAATGGCAAAATTGTTGCTCCAGTAGAAACTACATCAGTTACAGCAACTAACCTAGTTGGTAACTTAACAGGTGATGTTACAGGTTCAGTAACAGGTAATGTTGTTGGTAATACAACAGGAACACACTTTGGAAACGTAAATGGTAGTGTTGACGGCGATGTTACAGGTTCAGTTTTTGCTGATGACTCTAGCCCGATTGTTGATGCAATCTCACGTGATATATTTGCAAATGATCTAGAAACTTTCCGAGTAACAAACAGAACAGGAACATTAACTCTAAGAGAGATAAGCACCGCAAATAACCATAGAATAGAAATCACAGGTACTAAAATGGAATTCAAGGCAGATACTACTGCCAGCGAAATTGTATCACAAAATCATAACTATTCTATCAATAAAACAGATACCAATCCAATAATTAATGTAGGTAGAATAGAATCAACAGGCACAGTAGGTACTGAAGCAAGTATTGGACGTATTACATTTAGTAAGACTGATACAGACGGGACAAAGACACCATTCCAATTTGAAGTAAACAAAACTTACATGACAATCTTTCCTAACCCAACTGGCACACCAGACTATACAAAGTTTTTTAAAGTATATAACAATGGTAAAACACAAGTAGGCGGAGAAGCTGGCGGCAGTGGTTATGCTGGTATGAGTAGAGAGCCAGCGGCTCAATTAGAAGTTGTAGGTAATGTAAAAATAAGTGGTGCTAATGAACTGCTTTTAGGTAACATGACAACTACAGAACGTAATGCACTAACAGCCGCAAACGGTATGATTATATACAATACGTCAGACAACAAGTTCCAAGGCTATGAAAACGGCGCTTGGGTCAACTTAATTTAATCCCCACTTATTAAGAAATAAATACATTTGTAGGATAGGAGTACAAATGGAAATTTTTATAGCGATAATTATAGGTATTTTATGGAGCCAAGTGATCAGTCACTGGGGTGCAAGTATATTACTTCATAGATACTATTGTCATAAACAATTTAAAGTACCAGTATGGTTTGAAACTATTGGCTTAGCAATGCTAATGGTAGCTTGTATTCGTACGCCTATTGGATGGATTGCTAGTCATAGAATGCATCATGCTCATAGTGATACTGAACACGATCCGCATGCGGCTAAACATGTAGGTTATTGGAAAGTACTACTTACTACGTGGGATATTCCTAAAATACCAATGAAGTATGCACGTGATCTATATGCTAATCCAAGACTTGTCTTCTGTCATAAGCATTGGTTAAAAATATTAATTGCTGTCAATATTATTAGCTTTATTATTAGTCCTTACTTTTGGATTGCTTTTTGTGCAACTCCGTTTGTTTTTGCTAAGATTGGATTTGGCTTACTTAATACTGTAGGACATAGAGTTGAAGGCGGAGCAGATGTTCCGTGGCTTAATTTTTTTATTGCAGGTGAAGGATACCATAGACAGCATCATAAAAATTTCCGGAAAGTTAGATTACACAAGTACGATACTGCTGGTTGGATTGCTGAAAAGCTATTTGTTAAAAGCTAATTCTTTAATATAACTTATATCACCTGTATAGATAATACCTTGTACATTGTCTTTCCATAGTATTTCGACAGGTTTATCATGCACTGTCCACGAGTCAAATACATCGCTACGTGCTTGTTTAATGCGTTTAAAGAAGCCTGTTCCTTTGTCTCGACTCCAAAAGAATAATTTATATTTGTCTTTAAGTTCTTCAAGCATGTACATATCTGTTTCGAAGTCATCTATTTTTGCATACAAATTATCTGTATGTTTGGTTCTATATGAATTAAAAAGATAATACCTACTAAAAAGTCTACAAGTATTATTGCTCATATGTTGAGCACCGCTAGCCATTACCGGACGATTAACTTTATTATCCCAAACAACACAGTACATTGCCATGGTATCTAATTTTAACCATTTATCG